TATCCTCTGAGCTAAAGGGGCGTACCCTAAGTCGGATTCGAACCGACACTGTAACGATTTTAAGTCGTTTATCTCTGCCATTGGATTACTAGGGCTTATTTACTATATAAATATACCAGACCAGACATTTTTCGTCAAGATTTTATTTGAAATATTTTCTGGTTTTTTAGTTTTAATGCCTAATTTTTTTGCAGACTTGCGATTTTCTTTCATATCGTCAATAAATAAAATAACATTATACTTTTCCATAACCTTTTGGGTTGCCTCATACTTATATGTATCAGAGGATTGATCTTTATCATTTGTGATTAATTGATCAAATGGTATTTTTAAATCCCGCAATTGTTTTAATGCCAGTTCCCGTTTTTTATCGGTACTTCTGGCAGTCATAATAATAATTTTATTAGTTTGAGCTTGTTGAATAATAAAATCAACTACATTTTGAATAGGTTTGTAGTCATTCTTTTCATCTACAAGGGTGTTATCAAGGTCGCAAATTATAGCATTCTGCTTCATTACATTACCGCTGATTTAAGAGTTGCCCTTAATTGCCATCCCCAAAATTGATGTTGCTCAATTCTTCCCGCAATCATATTGCAGATACCTTGCTCATCATATTTTACATTAGCACATTGAAATACTTCCCTGAGTGTTGCAATAACAGAATCATTGGTTGAAATTAATTCGCTAACCATTTCTTTGGGGGATAAAGATAGGCTATCATTAATGGCAACTGTGGCGTATTGTGCCATTTGTACAGCACCAAATGGTGCATAAGCACCAATCTTACGAATTGTTTCAGCAATTGTATCTACTGAATCAAATACATCTTCGTAAATTTCTAGGAAGAATGCATGCAACTCTTTAAAGATCATACCTTCGACATTCCAATGATACCCATGACTCTGAGAGTACATCTGAAATGCATTGGCTTGTAATTCTTTTAACTTATCTAATAAATCTTCCATATGACTATTATACCTTATCTTCCGCCAGAACGCTTCTTATAGCCAGTCTTACGCTTATTCATAGATCCTGGCGTATTGAATCCGTTAACTTTTGGGGTATTTCTAATTCTAATTTCTAAAGCTTCTTTAATTTTATCGTGGTGCTTTCCCATTATTCTCCTTTTGGTGGTTCTGTATAGAGGGCTTCCTCTGTTTTTTTATCTTCAATTCTTTGTACTTGGTGACTTAACCCCAAGAAACTTAATAGTGTAAGGATAACTAATTCATTTGGTACTTCTGGATATTGTTTTACAAGAAATGTAGAAAATACTGATGCCCAACCATAAACAATGCTAGGATTTCTATGTACCGCTCTTTTTATTTTTTTCCAAAACTTTGCCATAATAACTCCTTACTGGTTACTATAGCCATAGCCTGTACTATTGCCATATCCAACAGATTTTTTACCGTCATTTTGTGGTGGTGAGTTGTATGTAGAGTTATACCTAGCATCTTGAGATTCAGAACCCATTACTGGTGCAAAAGATCCGCTCCAAAATGATAGTGCTGGAGTTCCCTCTTCGGTTACACCCTTTTCTTCATACCCATCAACTTGTACAACAAGTGCTTCAAGTGCTGCTTTTGCTTCTGCCTCAGAAGAATATACTCCAACTACCTGACCGTTGTTTTCTTTACATACCGCCCAATAACCTTGAGCATCTGGTACGTTATATTCAATGTAGAATGGTGTCTTTGCACCGTGTCCAAATTGCATAATTAGCTAGGCATCTTGGTTAGATGTAAGTCAACATCGTTGTACTGCGAAGCCCAACCCAGATACTTCTTTCCCCAATATTTTGCAAACCATTCAATTTTTCTTTCTCCAATAAATCCAGGTTCTGGGGCATCTGTTGAAATAACAATGCCTTTCTTGTCTGACTGCAGGGCAACGTGACCATAGCCATCATCCCAGAAATGTGGGGCACCAATTGGAGCTTTTGAAGGATCTGTGTGACGATGTTCTTTTGGAACGTGATTCCATGCATCAAGTGCTGATGCATACTTTACTGGCAAGCCCCATGCATTCTGGCACGTTGCATGGCAACGACCAATTGGCACTGACTTATGATTTAGTCTCCAAACATTTAGGTGTGCAAACGCCTGGGTTCCTGTAATATGTGATTTTGACATTTAAATCATTCCTTTTTGTTAATCTTAATACTAACATTATAGCATATTAGGACTGCAAGCACGAGCAGAAATTTCACAGCACAGCAAATGTCTGGACTCTCTGTGCCCCAACTGGGACTCTTACCATAAGTAACTACACCATCCTAAGAAAGTGCTTGCAGTCTTGTGGGTAATGTCAGACTTGAACTGACGGCGGGCAGATTATGAGTCTGCTGCTCTAACCAACTGAGCTAATTACCCTGACAATTTATTATATCTAAAGGATACTAAAATTGTCAATAAATCTTTGTTCATCTGTATCTGGAATATCTGCCTGTAGGTAATCCCTAATACTGTCAGGCATAAAGTGACTTTCTGGCATCTTAATAGTTTCTGCATTTTGCTTCAAGTAATCTTCTTCTGTTTCTTTATAGTGGGAAGAGTAATCATAAACTTTAACTTCTTGATTAGCATTTCTAGCAGTTCCCGCCACAGCATTGTAAATAGCTCCACAAACAGCGTCAGATAAATCCTTAGAGCCTTTGCGGGGGTGGTCGACCTTATCCTTGATAATTCTTAATTGTAGCAATTCCTCAATTAACAAATTAATCTTTGGTCCGACAAGTCTTTCTTCAACTACAACTAACTGCATATCATCATAATGCTTTTTAGCCACAGAAAGAATTTCAGACTTCATTCCATAAGCAATCATCTGCTGCATCATGTCATGGGAGTTCCATCTATCAAATGTAACTAACTTAATATTAAATCCCCGATGACGTAACTCTAGGATGTAATCTCTTACGTCAGCGAAGTCTACTGACTTATCTTTTGTAGGTGTCCACCACCTTACCGCATCTACTACAACTTTAGGGGATGCTTCTTTCATTTGTCCCGCAATTTTCATAGTTACCCAATGATCAATGTGTGCTAAAGCAACCGCACAATGATCATGCTTTTGAGCAAGGTCAACGTGAACAAAATACTCTTTTTCTTCATCTGGAACAAAGTGGTTTTCAAATGAACCCCTGTCATCTACACCGTTCTTTTGAACAAATGCTGCTTCAATTTTTTCACGGGATTTGAAGAAAGCATCTACGGCATCTGGTGGCATGCAAGCAAAGCGAGAGAGGGAGTCGATTGGATCATCATAGAAAGCTTGTGCTAAGTCATCAATCTTGATTGTAGGATTAATTTCCCAAGTTGGTCTTTTTAGTGCAAAGACTTTTTGGGTACTGTAATTTATAATATGATCTTCTTCCCATTCAACTACAAATTCATTTTCTTTTATTCCATCTGGCAGGTCAATATCTTTTTTGAATGTATGCGATCTAATAACAATTTCTTTTTCTGCAACAACCTGGTTATATCTTTGCTGAATGTAGTCATTCTTAAAACGAGGAAATGAAAGTAGAATAATTTTACCAACACTAGGAAAACGAGATGTTACAGACTGACGGTACATCTTATAAATAGCTTCAGCGGTCTTTGCTGACGAGTTACCAGTAGTAGATTCTAATTCAAAACCTGAGATTTCATCAAGAATTACCATAATAACATTATATCCCTCAAAAGATTCTCTTTGAGAGTGACCTGAATGAACAGCAATAGATTTAGGAAAAGAAATAGATGCAACTTTATCATCATACTTGCCCACAAACCAAGGGCAATTTTTAATTCTTTTCAAAAAACCATTAAAGAAAACTTTTTTAGCTTGTTCGGCGTTAATAGCAATATTAATAATATCAATTGCATCATCTGTAGGTTTACCAAAGTATCTAGCAGGGTCTTTTAGACAAAGTAATCTATAAACAATAAAGGCACAAGCAATTGTAGAAACATAATCCTTGCCAGAACCCTTTCCTAGTTGGAAGATAACTTCTGTACAGGTTTGCTTATGTATCTTACGACCTTTTTCTTCACCATGTAATTGAATAAGAGTTTCTAATTTGTAAACTTGGGTTGATGCTTTAATCATTAGGTACTGGTTATCAGAAAGTGGTGGAAGACCAAGAAATTCTTTGCTTGTAACAAACTCTTCAATTTCTACAGGCATCTCCTCAAATACATCGTCTGCCAATGCACTAAGAAAAACATCAAAATCAGACATCTACAGCCTCAACCTTACCAGTTACTTCAGACAATCTCCGAGCTACCTCAAACTTACAATGATCACAGTTTGCTGTTACTGATTTAAGAATCTCAACAAGTACCCCCTGCTTACGTTCTGTTTCAATAAGTTGGTCTCCAAGTTCATTATTTTCTAAGAGTCCTGCTTTTTGCAGCATATCAATTCTTTTACCCTCAACATCTGCAATTAGTTTTAGAGTTTGAGCTTTAATATTCAATTGATCATTTGCGTCTGCTTGCTCTACAGTTTCCCAAGCACGATTAATAATCATAGCATAGTGCTGATCTGTTGCAGCAAGTGCTTCTTTTGCTCTTTCACGAATACTGCTATCGCCCTTAACTAAGTTTTTCCAAGTGTCAAGGTGTTCTAAAACTTTAGTTCTTTTAATTGAAAGACTTCTTGCAATTGCAGTAGGACTATTGCCCTTAAGCATTTCTTCTACAACACGATTCATCTGATCAAATTTGTCAGATACTTCTAACTCAGATGGCATCTTTTTTCTTCCTAAACTTTTTAGGCTTTACTTTACTTTTTAGTTGATCTATGTAAAAAGATCTAAATCCTTCTTCGCTTACACAATCAATCCACTCAACATCTTTTTGGGTATGATATACATGCCGAATAAACTTATATTCTCCACGCTCAAATTTAATCTTAATTTTGTCACCTGGAATAATTAAATCTCTTCCATGCTGATACTCTTCTGATACCAACCAATTTGGATTTAGATTCATTGGTGCTATAACTTGCTTCTTAGCCACTATCTCCAGCCTCCTGCTGTTGGTGCCCAGACCATACCATTGAAGGTAAGAAGCCTTTCTGTTGCCTCATCACAATTTTCGCATGGAACTTTATCTCTCTCATCAATAGAGGTGATCTTAGCAAAAACTTTTCCGCAAGTCAAGCATTTATAATCATAATTTGGCATTTAATATCCTTCTTTGTACCTATTATACAGGATGATGGAATATTTGTCCATCTTTTTGGGCAATTACACCAGATGCCTTTTTTTCTTTTTTATTTTGCAGAGCAATTTTTAGCAAAACAAGGTACCCAATGATATCATCAATAGCATCTAGCATTCCTTCACCATCAAAAGACTGATTATTCTTTACCCGATTTAACTTGTCGTCAAGACGGGCAGATAATTGTTCTACCGCATCACCTTTAGCAAAAATTCCATTTGGATAAAGTGCGGAATTACCATAAGAAACATTTTTTCTAAGCAATAGGTGTGTAACTTCTAATGAAGCTTCCATAATTTCTTTTCCAGCAGGTGCATCTTTAGCAAAAGCTTCTAATTCTTTTATATTAATTTTGTTCATCCCAAGTCATTCCTTTTCTAGAATAATTTTTATCATGAAAATTATATCTCCATGTAACATCATTTATTTTTTTAAATCTAGCTCCTGCTCTTGCAAGCTTTTTCCACATTTCCCAGTCACAACTTTGAATTTTATCAAATCCTCCGACTTCCAGCATTAAAGATCTTCTTACCAATGCTGTAATTGGAACAATAGATTCTACTTTTAACAAATTATAATCAAAATCTATATCATACCTAATTAATCCAAGCGGATCATTTACATCTGGATTACTATAAATTACATCATATCCTTCTGAATTTTTGGCTAATTTAGCTAAATGATCTGGGTAAAATTCATCATCATCATCTAAGAAGCATACCCACTCTGTTGTTGCCGTATTTAATAATTTTTGGTACGAATCAAAGTTGCCCCGCTTATTAATATCTACAACCACAATATGATTTTCTGGCTTTAATTTTTGCTTTGCTACAGAATCTATAGCATTAGCAACCATTCCAGATCTCTCTGGAATGGTTGCTGTTAAAACAGTAATGCTCATTTAAAGATTAAGCCACTCTGGATGTTCTAATGTCCATCTTACTGTACGCTCAATTGATTCTTGTAATGGTATTGGGGGGGACCAACCATAAGATTCCATCTTTTTTCCATCCAATGCATATCTAAGGTCGTGACCTGGGCGAGAAAGATGAAAGTCTATAAGTTCATAATTAAGTGGTTTTCCAACTGCACTAGCAATCATTTGTGCCATCTCAAGATTATTTACCTCACGTTCTCCAACAACGTGAAACCTTTCTGGCTTATCCGTTTCGCCATAACTTGGAAAATGTTGCTTCAATACATGAAGCAAACCATCCGCTTGGTTTCTAGCATGCAAATAAAACCTACTTCCAATTTCTCCATTAAGTGATGCATGAATATTAACTTTTTCTCCACTAAGAACTCTTTTAATTGTCATTGGCATAAACTTTTCAACATCTTGAGTTTCTCCGATAATATTCATAGTATTTGTAATTGCAACTGGAACTCCATAAGTTCTCCAATAAGCAAACGCAATATCTTCTTGTGCAGCCTTAGAAGATGAATAAGGATTGCTTGGAAAATGTTGATCTTCCCATTCCTTATGAGCATATCCAATTGGTGCTGGACCATAAACTTCATCTGTAGATACCTGTAAAAACTTTTCTGGCTGTGCAATTCTTGCCCAATCAAGCAGGTGACAAATCAGTGATACGTTATTAATGATAAATGGTGCTGGGTTTTCAATGCTTCTGTCCACATGGCTTTCTGAAGCAACATTAATTACATAATCAATTTTTCCAAATTCATGTGCAGTTACTGCAGAAATTGGTGCGGTAAAGTCACAACGGATTACTTTAATTCGTTTATACGCATCATCAATTTTATCGCAAGCAACACGAATTCTGTCTGTTAAACCTTTGTGGGTAAAGGTTGTTGGGCAAACAACAAACCAATCAGTATTTACAAGAATATGTCGCAGCACATGACTGCCTACAAATCCACTTGCTCCTGTTAATAATACTCTCTTCATTACTTTCTCCTAATTACAATTATGATGCTATCATCATTTAGTTCTGGCTTGGTATCAATAATTTCAAATGTGATACCCTCTACTTCAGGAAGATAATCTTCCCAATTCTTGACACTTTGCTGCCAACCATTATCTGTTTTAACTACATCTTCAATAAGGTAAACCCCATGATCACTTAATGTTTCAAAAAGTTGTTCAAATGTTATTTTAGCATGAGAAAATACATGCGAGCCATCATCTAGAATATAGTCAAACTTAGTAGACCCAATCTTTTTCTTAAAATCAGATAATGATTCTTCTGATGATTGATCTACAACATATGTAGTAATTTTCTCATCATCAGAAATCATTTTATTATGATCAATATCTACAGCGTAAATATTGGTCTGTGGAAAAATTTCTTTCCATGCCCATAAAGAACTTTTTTCTGGAATATGATTGGCAATACCAATTTCTAGCATATTATTAATTTCTTTGCCAAATAAAAACTTTGCATAAGTAGATGCATAGTTATGGCGAAACTGCTTATCTGATCCTGATTGTTCTAAAGCCTTTATGACTTTGCTTTCAAATTTCTTCATTGTTTCCTTTTCCATTAAAAATTAGTTCCTATGCAATGATTGCAAATTTAGCCATTATTTTTTAAACCCTTTATACTATACATAAAATTATACATATTATTACTTAAATTGTCAATTTGACTAAATTCATAGGTAATTAAACCCTTAAAATTATCTGCCAAAAGGTGGTTATAAAATCTATTATATAAATCATAATCAACAATTTCTTTTAAATCTTTTTCTGCAAAATGAATGTGAGATACATATTTTTTATACATATCATATTCAACTAAGGGATCTTTGCCCTCAAGAACGGAGTTTCCAACATCTATCATAGATGTAATGTTTTTATATTTATCTATATCTTTGACAATACTCTCTAAAGTATTGTAATATTCTGCACCATAATAACTGGCATTTGGCTCTACGCAAAATTTAATATCTGTTTCATTTAATAATTCATCTACTAAAATCAAAAGATTATCCATCTTTTCTTTATTTCCCACCCTCATGGTAGGAGAGCCAAATGTAATTACCTTAATATTCATTGATTGACAATCACTAACTATCTTGCGAATGTGATTTAAACATAACTCTGTATCGTCAAGTGTGGTTATTCCTGACCCATAAAAGATACTCTGTATTGCTTTTACGGGAAAATCATTAGACAACTTACTATATACAGATTCTATATAATCAAAGCCCGCATCCTTTACTAAGGGAATAACTTCTGGATTATTTTCTTTATTCCAACTCATATTACTAATTCCGATTTTCATCATATTTTCCTCTTTTGTTTAATTGCATTGCTTGTAAAAGACCATTGTGGTGGAATTTGAGATAAATAATAATTATATTCATCAGTATTCATTGGGGGGTTGTCGTACCACCCATAATGTTGTGCTGTAAAGTTTCCACCAATTCTAGCACACTTGTATCCTATTTGCATAGGTTCTTGATAATCTGTAAAGTATTTTTTATTTACCAAGCAAAATGTTGTGTCAATTGCTGCACGATAAATTTGGCTTCCATCATCTAGTTTATCAATTTCATCTTGCCAAAATTGTTTTTCCCATTCATGCATAGAAAATATAGAATTAAAATCAATTTTTTTAATATTAGAATTTATTCCAACCATTTCAATATCTAATGCAAACCCAACCTTGTAGAGTTGATAAGTTTCTGATACTTTAATTAATTCAGACAGGAATTTTTGAGGCAAATTTTCGTTAAACTTAATATCTGGATCTGTAAGAATAAATTTTTCTGGCAACCATTCAAATAGTGATTTGTTTAAATAGTATTCTCTTGGACCATCATTGGTAAATTTCTTTACCACAATACATCCCCATTGATTTGCGGTATCTAGCATGTCTTGCATAATTGCAGAACGAGAAAAATTATCAAGGATAATTATATCCTCATACCTAAATCCATAATCAACTAGTTGTTCTATCATGTTACACATATATGTTGGATTATTAAATGTGGGAATAATTACTGGAAGCTTTGGTGATTCTAATTGTATTAAATCTTTAATGCTGTATATAATCATCTTTTCTTAATCATTCCAAACTTTTCTAATGCTCTTTGTATTGTCATGTGACTACAACCAGCTTCTTTTGCTATTTCAACAATATTCATTCTTTTAACAATATATCTATTATACAACCAATCTTTAGATTCGTAAAGTTTTTTCATTATATTAACTCATTTACTGCGTACCAAGCGATTCCAACAGAGTCCCCCACATTATCATTTGTGGTATTTACACCTAATGTCTTAGCAAAATCCATAGTCTTTTGTTTACGCATTTTTCTAATGTGATTTTTATACCAAGTATCTGATTTTCCTGGGAACTCTTTTCTAACTTCCGCCTTTTGTACGTTAGTAAAATTCTTGTTTCCAATGTAACTTTGCCAAGTAATTGGCGGGACTTCCTTAACTTCAATACCATCATCAAGGAGTTCTCCCATAATTGCACCAAAGATATAAGCCATAATAATACCAGTATGAGCAGATCTTACCATTACCGCTTTTTCAATTGCAACAAAATCATAATCTAATTCAGCTTTGAATGCACGAACCTTACGTTTTGCATCTAGTATTCTTTCATAAACATTAGCACCACTAAATGTAATCTCCCCCCATTTTACTGGGTTATTTCCATCCATCAAGCAGAATGCAATTGTATTTGTGCTTGCATCAATACCCAATACTTTGTGATGATGTTTTTTTAATTCAGCCAGAGACACTATTAATCATCTCCAAAATATTATTTTTCTTTTTAGCACTTTCATTAGCCTCGCAGACACCGCAGACAGATTCTGAATTATATCTACTAAGGATAGTATCGCAAGATTTTGTAGAACAAACTCTTTTCTTTCCCGCCAAACGCTCTTTTTTTTCATAATACTTCTGTTTGATCTTTGCATTAGTTGCCTCACGACAGCATGTATCTGAGCAGTATTTCATGTTGTGAGTTTTTGCTTCAAATTCTTTATTACAACCCTCATTTGAACATATCATTTTGGTGGCACCATTGATTCAATAGTTATTTCTCCTGTTAGGGCATCCTTAGCCCAGCATGCCTTTTTAATTGGGCAATACTTACATGCTGATTGTGATTTAGTAAATCCACGAGTAGGAATTGTTTCATCCTTATAGGCTTCATAAACTTCACGCAACCAATCATATGTGTCATCGACTAGTTTACGATTTGCCTCTGTCATGTTAATTGGAATAACCAAGAAGTCATTATCATTCTTATTTTCATAGAAGAAAAATCCCTGATCTACTCCCGCAATATCCATGTAAATTAAAAGTTGAAGCTGGTGATTTCCAGAACCCTGCATCTTTGCCTGTCTAATTGAATATACCTCATCTTTAGCAGACTTGATTTCACCAATTACTTCTTTACCGTCCCAATTAACAATAAGGTCAGAGTATCCACGAATTGGTGGGTCAGACTTGACCATCTCTCGTTCAATTTCTTTGATACGATCATTGGGGATCTTTTGCATAATAGTCTGGAGTCTATCGTGAACATAGGTTCCATTAAGCATATTAGCTTTGCCTTTGGCATCTGTATTATCTTCAAACTCTGTACCCTCAAAAGCCATATACCAATAGCGAGCACAATTACCATGACCATAGCCAATGGTAGATGGAGCAAATGTTTTCTTTTGTGTAAATCCCGCCCTATTATCTGAGAGGTATGCTGCTTCTACTTCGGCAGCAAATACCATAGGATCAAATCCACCCTCTTGAATCTTTTTAAACTTTAAGTTTCCAACTATATTTCTACCCATTATAATCCATATCTCGCTAGGTACTTTACACTATCTACTAGTTTATCAATAGAGTCTGAAACAGTGTAATAAACATTTTTCTTTTTGGCAGAGTCCCCGCCTTTTTCAAATGTCGTGTAGTATCTAGACAACATAGAAAACTTAGCACTAAGTGCCTGAAGCTTTACAATAAGTTCTGGAGATTTTCCAGCAGGTACATCTGGCTTCATAATTAATTTAATAATTAAATCTAAGGCTTCATCTAGTTCTGGGTCATTCATGAACTCTTTCATTTCATTAAATTCTGTAACCTGGCTTACTGCCTCAAGAATATTATCAGCCATTTCTATCCTCCAAATACTTCTTTACATTGACGTAACAGTTGATCCATACGCCAATCATTATTACAATCTCAATCATGGTGCTCTTCCCAACATTCTTCTAATTCTTCTAGTCTATCCCATTCAATAACCGCTAAACGGATCTTTCCTGAGTCACCCAAAACTAATTTAAGTAATGGGTGCATATCTCTACTTACCTTAAAGGTATCTGTGCAAATCTTTGCCCACATATCTCTATTAATAGAGATTGATTTTGTATACTCTTTGTAGTCAACAACGTAATTACGCCATTTGGCATCACCTTTTTGAATCTTTCCTCGCCCAGAGTTTTTTTGTAATCTTGCACCATCACGCTTTGCTTCTCCACGTTCAGACATTAGCCTACCACTACTGTAGATTTATGTTTTTCTAAGCAATACCAAGAGATCTCGCCCGTCTTTTCATTGAAGTAAGCAGTTTCTGTATACAAACTGCATACCTGACAACCATAGTTACCACTAAGTGTTTCCAAATCTTTTGCTTCTTTTGGAACAGTATTCAAAAAATCATCAAACTTTGTCATAAATCTTTTCCTTTAGTGCATCTAAAACATCTGGAAAGCCACGAAGATATTCTACAGACTTTGCACGACCCTGAAAACGCTCTCCTTCAATTGTGTACCAAGAACCGCCACGTTGAACAATTCCCATCATCTCTGCAACGTCCAGCACTTCCCCAACGGAATCCACTCCGACTGCATCTCCTTGATAATAAAAGTCGTATTGACCACTAAGGTTCGGTGGTCCAAGCTTGTTATAGTCAATAATCCAGTTGACGGGTCTGCCAACTTTTTGGTCAATGATCTTATCACCAACCTGGATTCCAGATTTAATAGCATTTGCTTCAGCTTCCGATGCCCAGAGTTTAATGATCGTAGATGAAAAGAACTTAACCGCCATTCCTCCTGTTGGAATATGAGATGCATGCATAGATCCAAATTGATTTCTCTGTTGGGAAATAAGAACCAATAAGGTGTTCTTATTTGCATAGTTAAGCATTTTAACTGCATGTGTCATATCCTTTGCTTCTGCACCAATCTGCTTGGTGTCTTGTAGGTCTTTTAATTCATTCCCGTCTTTTTCAAAATAGATTGCGGGAAGTAATGCTGAGATTGAATCTACAACAATAATATCTACTTCTGCATTCATCAACTGCACAGCAACGTCAACCATATCATTGATAGATTTTGCTGATGAATAAATTAGTTTACTTGAATCTACACCAAGTAACTCTGCCCATTCAGCAGAATAAGATGCCTCTGAATCAATCCAAGCACAAGTCTTACCATTCTTTTGTGCCTCAGCAATCATTTGTAAACAAAATGATGATTTACCTGCTGACTTATTTCCCCAAACTAATACTTGTCGTCCAAATCCAAGACCGCCCCTAAGAGCGATGTTTAGACCGATGCTGGGAGTTTGCTGTTTTTGAACGTCTACTTGTGTTGCTAGTTGTACTCTTTGTCTTGTTTTTGGATCCAGCCTTGCCAGAATATCCTCTGCTACCTGTGTCATGTAAACTCTCTTCTAATAATAATGCCAGTTCTTTCATCCATTTTGAGCGACTGGTGCTCAACCTATCTATTAACGCTAAGATAGAATCCTGATCTTGACTTTTTATAACTAAAAGGTACTCGTCTTCAATACCCTCTAGAATGTAGGCATCGCTCATATGATTCTATTATAGCGTATTTTTATTTCTTTGTCTTTAAATTATGCTAAATTTCCATGCATTGGTGGTCTTTCTTTATTAATGCCAATTTTTTTCTCAAGAATGTCATCAAAAGATGAAGTTACCCATCCAGTAGCTTTTGCTCCTGCGTAGAAATCCATTAGTCGAATAAAGATATCTACAAGTTCTTCTACAATTTTTTCTTCACCCATTTGTTTACGCATAGCCTCAAGCACTTCACTTACTTCAGAATGCACTAAGGCAAGTTTGGCAAGCATAAAGTCAATATCTTGAATTGGGGCACTTTCGCTATGCTTATATACCTTAGACCAAAAACCCTTCTTTTTTGCAATTACATGCAAATCATTTGCTAGATTACTCAGATATTGCATCTAAATCTCCTACCTCAACTAGGGCAAATTGCAATTCATCTTCATCAAGTGGGTCTACTGCCACAGCAAATTGTGAATAATCTGCAATTAAATCTTCTTTCTTCATTACAACAGTTCCTACTTTATTAAGTACCGCTGCCAAAATTTGTTCAACTGAGAGTTGAACTTGCTGTAAATCTAATTCTTCAGCCATTTAATTTATCTCCTTTACGAATGTAGTATCATCATCTGATGATTTAATTTCTAATGAACACACAGTTCCTACCCTCATCTTACCAAGAGCTTTTGAATACATTGTTGGAAAAACCAACACACGACTCAAGGTCTTGGTATTATCTGAAAGAATGATGTGCGCCATCATCTTGTTTGTTTTTGTTTTGTAATGTGTAA